ATTAATAAATTATTCAGCTTGCTTGTCCCCTAGAAAGCAGTTATAAAAATAAAAAGGTGTGGGAACTATATCTGCTTTACCCTACTGACTGGCTTCTCGCATTGCCTTTGGAGTGGATAAAACAATAGCCCCACACCAACTTTGAGATATAGAAACCTAATACAAGGCAATTATATAACAAATGATGTGAGTGCTATCGTTACCATCTTCACTCCATTTCAAACTTTGCGAGAATTTGTCAGCAGAAGATAATATCAATAACACCTTTCGATAATAAGTCCTTCCAATTCTAACTCATTAGACATCTGGAATTGCTGCAAAGGTACAAAAAAAGCCTGTAATCAATCAAGACTACAGGCTAATATTATTTACTCTTATAATGATAATCTATTCCAAATAAAGCTCCTACGAAGGTAAGCACCTCACCAAAAGCTACCAAAACAGAACTATGTATAATACCTACAGGTACTACACAGAATCCTGCAATCAGTAACCCTATACCTGCTATTATTAGCACACAGGCTATTATTAATTGTGTTTGTTGCTGATTCATAAACTTAAATAGACCTGAATGTTCCTGCAAATGTACCGTCACTACTCATTTTAAACTCTGCTGCATTATCTATCCACCATTCACATCTTTGTGATAATAATTGGTAGGTTTTTCTTGCTACTAGTTTTAAACGTCTTGGGTAATGACCGATTCTAATTTCATTGACATAGCTTCCATTATATCTTATTACATAATTAGAATCACATTTGACAGTTATTAGCCCAGGATTTCCATCAAAATCTATCTCAACTTCATAACCTTCCAATTCCTTGTCAGATGGTAAAATTATTGTTCTTGGGTCATTATCCTTATTTTTCGTAAAGTAGAAGTTTAATCCATCAGACAAATCTATCTTAAAAGCATTATTAAAATCATAATCATCAATATCAAACTTTTTAAAGACCTTTTTTGTACCAAATTTTAAGTTTAGATTACCATTTGTATCCCAGCTAATATTTCCATTTGCCAACTTACCAGAACCATCATCCTTCAATTCCCATTTTCCAGATAAGTTTCTTATTGCACCAGATAGATAAGCATTATTAGAATAAAGTCCATCACCAGACAGTTTCCCAAAATCTGTATCAGTAATTCCATCTAGATTACCTATTCTACTGGATACTATGGAATCTGATTCAGATGTACAGGCTGTACGTATATCAATACAGCCATCATACGGATTCAGTAGAATAGAACTTTGTCTAGCTGCATCAGTAGTATTGGCTATCCTCACTAAAGAATCACCAGTTTCTATATTACCTAATGCTTCTATTACATTGCAGGTGATAGTTGCACCATCTACAGTAACAACCTTTAAAACTATCTTTTTTGAAGATGAATTAAATGTCTGACTAAGTAGAATATCATCTACCCTAAAAACAGAATCACTGACTGTAAGAACCATTACATTATTTTCATTAGAAGTTATACCTGTTACTTGTGCTGAATCGGTGACATATAAAATACCATTAGTTCCCCTAACCTCATTACTTGTAATAGTAAAAACATCCAGACCTCCTTTTACTTTCAGATTATCAAATTCTCCATTCTTGCCAGCAACAGAGTTAAATTTCACATCAGAATCAGTACTTAAATACTGATTTATTGTATCTACATATTCATTCTTATCTTGTTTGTTTTCATTCAAGTATTTACCCATATTGGCAGATAATGCCTTATCTTTACTGGAAGTCTCTAAATCATCAATTACCACAACTTTAGTACCAGCTTCATCTGATACTGTAGACTGTAAAACTGTGCTTAAATAACTTCCACCTACATTCTTTAAATACTTGTTCCTGAAATTATGTGGTATATAGTTAGATTTTATTTCCATATTATCGTATTTCGTTCAATTCAACATCACATTTATTATTAATCAAATCGTAGGTGATGGAATTGATTACAAAGTTCTTATTCAAGGTATTCTCTTTCAGGATTGAATTAAGCGATATATCCCTATTCTTTATTGAGTTACTGTATCTGAATCGTGGTTTACTATAGTAATTCACATACTTATTAATACAGTGTTCTTCTGCTTTTCGCTTATCTTGTGAAATTACATCAGTCAATGTATCAACAAAGTAGCATTCATCCCCCACTTTAGTAAGAACATAGCTGTAACTACCTGCGTGTTCGTTATAAGTATTGATTCTAAATTCGATATCATCAAAATCATTGACTATATTTTCATCAATTACATTCTCAAACTTCAAATCTTCATCATACGTTTCATCATTAAAAATATCCTTAACATAATCAGATGTAGTATATTTCAATTTAACATCATTAATATGAAATGAATTACATCTAACAGGTGATTTATCGGTACGTCTCATAGGAGTAGTTCCAAGTTGATTTGGAGCATAAAGTTCAAATGTCAATTCACCTAATGTCATTTTATCAGATGGTAATGGAACGGCAACACCATCTTCACTTTCTGCCAGATTCATACGCCACGAAACTGTATTAGTCAATGAATAATCCGTATCAAACACCTTATCCCCTACTTTATTCTTATGTACCAGATAAAAACAGTCTTGTAATTTACATTCATCATAGAACCATTTCTCAACAAACACACGCTCATTACCACTATTGGTATATGAATACACATAATTTCTATCTGCATATCCACCACTATACTTTTCACGTCCAGAAATAGAATCATATTCCCCTTTAGTAACAAATCGCCAGTAGCCGTATTCATCCAGATACTTATACCAAGTCGCACCCTGCCAAGTATTAGGACCGTTACATATCTTATAATAATTCCTTGCAACTTTATTATGATACTCTTGATAATTAACCCATCCATCACCATCATAGTACATCTTATCACCAATTGTAAGTTTACATTTAAACATCGTATCCGTGAATCCAGTGGAATATTTACCATCATAGTATTGTTCATCAGATGTTACAATACATTCTGCTGCATTCCAATCACCAGATAGCCTATAAATTATATCAATGATGAAAGTTCCACCTTTGACTGCTATAGGTAGCTTATTTTTCAATGACAATTGAACTCCGTCTGTTGTTTTCCATCCCATCAGACCGTAATCACTTATCGTAAAATATGTCTTCCAATTTAAAGAAGAAGGTTCATTTGCAGCCTCATAATATGCTGCCTTCTGCCAATAGCTACCATTTGATGCAGCATTATCTGGAGTTACTTCTTCTATCGGTTCTATTGGTTTGTTAATTTCAAAAAGATATGGCTTATTCCAATCCCAATTATTTTTCGATTTAAAGAAAGCATTCAGCAACGTATAATTCTTACCACTAATATCCCTTGTCGATTCATAATACTTATTTGCGTCTACATTCTGATTTATAATATCATCCTCATCATTCCATTCAGGAATTATAGTATTATTAGAATTTGAGTTAGCAACTACCACCACCTTATTATATAGCTCACCAATAGCTATACTGGCATTGCTTTCATAAATATTCTGATTAACATCAATAACAGTGTTATCTAATGTTACCACCGTATTAGTATCATCTGACAGAGTATATTTAGTATATGAATTGATATTCTTTATTATATTATAGTCTACAAAATAAATTGAATCGCCATAATAATAGCAAGTCATACCCAGATACCTTGCAATATATTCCAGTGCATCTTTACAATTCTCTGGTTCATTTGCTTCATCAAAAAAATTCCTATCAAGGATGAATAAGTTATTTAGCAAATCAGTAGCATCATTTATTTTTTTAGCGTTGTGCACATAGACATTCTTTATCAATCCACTGGAATCAATCAAACCAATAATATGTTTAATCACCTGATAAAAAGATACTACAGACTGTTTTTCATTTAAATAGGTGTAGTTATAGTTACTAAGAGATGAAAGAATATCATTAAATTGCAAGGATAACAAATTATATTCTTCATTATAATCCGTACTATAAAGACAAGGGACTGAATAACCACACCACAATAAAGAACCATTCTTTGAGATAGTACAATATATCTGGTTTCCTAATGCTGTGTACAGATTAGCCAGTACCTTTGTTGTTAAGACATTAATCTGGCAATCTGAACACTTGATTGGTTTGAACACATCATCATCTGATTCATAGTTAATTGAAACTGCATCAGCAGAACAGAGTAATTCAGAAGCTATCAAAGTACCTCCTGAATCCCTGTATATTTTAATATTAATTGTATTCTCATCCACATCCTTAAAAGATGAGTTATATATTAATTGATAGCCCATTTTACCTTAGTCTGTTTATTCTGTTACTGTGTTGTTTTAAAACTCCAACCAGTGCTTTATCTGAAATCTTAAATTCAACTTCACCTGACATAGCACCTCCTTTTACAAATGAACCGCCGTCTAACAGATTGAACAAATTGGACTGCTGACTTTTATTCAGAATCATTTCACCACTATTCACCCTAGCCAGTACCTTATCCCCAAAAAAGGAACTGCCATCAACTACACCACCATTAGCAAACTGTGGCATAGTGGCAAAAGCCGCTATTACAGAAGATACAGCAGCACCAGCCAACAGCCAACCTACTACAGGTGTTTGTGTGGCACTAGCTACGGCATTTCCTATAGATTCCGCTTTCTTTGCAGCAATAAGAGCTTCTATAGCAGGAATAGCTGTACCTATAGCTGTCATTAAATTGGCACTCCAAGTCAACCAAGCAGAAGCACCTTCATTTGTCATTTGGGATATAGAACCCATAACAGTAGCAATAGCCCCTAATGATGTCGCATAATCATTATTCACTTTTACGTCTTCTTCTGTTACAAATGGAGAAGTAAGCTTACCTATATCTTTGGAATCAAATCCTTTAACAGATGGAATACCAGCAGGTTTTAATTCTCCCTGCTCCCTACTGTTATACTTAGCGGTAATATTCAGAACTATTTTCTTCTGTTCCAGTTCCTGTATCAGTTTTAGTGCAGATACTCTGGCATCGTCTGTAATGGCAGCAGCATACTTCTTTCTGGCTTCCGTTATCAGCTTATCCAATTCAGCAACAGAACCAGCAGGAATTACTTCTTCTGTTTTTATCTTATTATTTCCTCCAGCAGGTTTAAGGCTATTCTGTAGTTCCAATGTGCGTTTATCAAAATCATACATACGTTTTTTCAAATCATAAGCATATTCATAGTTTTTAATCATTTCACCTCTATTGGCATCATTATCCTGATTCAAGAAATTCTGCTTTTCAAGTTCTGAATTTTGTTGTTTGAACAGTTCCATTTGTTGCTTAATAGAAGACAGTTTTTCCCTCATCTGTTTTTTGGTTTCACCTGTCCATTCATTAGTATCACCTCTGGTAGAATTAATCCTGCCTTGTATTTGGTTTATTTCCTTTTCGTATGCCTTTAACTGGTCTTGATACTCCGTTAATGCCTTTTTCTCATTTCTAGATGAAAAATCATTATTATTGATTGATATATATTTATGTATATCATTAATATTAAAGTCTTTTCGTCCTGTTCTAATATTCAATGATTGAATAAGTTCTTCTTCTGCACCTCCCAAGACATCAGTAACATCTATTTTAAAATCGTCTTTCAACTTTTGCAAGTCTTTAAATGCCTTTTCCCGTTCCTGCTTGCTTTTGGTAGTATCTCTGATTATAGATTCATATTTCGTAAACTCCGTTTCAAAGACTTTAGTATTGAATCCCATTGATAACTTAGCATCAGTCAACGAATCACGCAAAGCAGAAAGTTCTTTCAAATTCCTTATTGTAGAAAGAACACCGTTATTAAATGCTTCAAAACTGCCAGCAGACATAGATTGAAAGAATAAATCTACAGTTCCTTTACAGGAATTTAATGTATTGTCCCATTCATCATTAGTAGCCTGTGAGCTTCTTATTATCTTCATAAAAGCGTCACTGGCAGTAGTCGCAATTCCAATACCAGCAGCAAACTTTCCTATAGTACCTATTATATTGCCTGTTATCTGCTGAAACTCCTGTACTTGCCTGCTGCTCTTAACTATGTTATTATTAAAACCAGATGAATCAAGTAATAGTCTGGTTACTAAATCAGCCATATATATTTAGTTTTTTGTGTTTATAAATTGATTAGCTTTTGCCCTTAATCTGGCTATATCATCCTTACTTATAGAAGTATCTTTTTCTTTGGCTTCATCCCAATCAAACTTCATAATATCAGTAGGTGATAATTGCTTGGTACTGTTAGTTTGGGCTATGATATAACTTATCATTCTAGCCTGTTCCCAGCTTGTTTTATTCTTATATTGCAGATTCTCCAAGACTGCCTTCACCTCATACATTTGCATACTGTCCAGAAAATAATCAGGTGCTACACCTGCTTCCAAAACTATCAAAGCATACAATTCGCTAATCGTTACTTTTTTTTTGAATCTACAGTATCACTTATAAATGCAGATTGCTTTTCCATCTCTTTAGAAAGAAATTCCTGTAGCTGGATAACTAAGGCTGGTTCTTCATCGCATTCATTAATAAAGTCCTCAAATGTCATTTGCAAATCTGGATTATTGGCTACCAACAGACTATAATAAAACAGGTAGTAATCCGTCAGATTCTCCAATTTGAAAATCTTGCCTGTTATCTGTTCAAATACGAACATAGCCCTGATAGTATATCGTATATTATATGCAGTACCTTTAATTTGAATTTCCATAGTATATAAATAAAAAAGGGGAAACTGCAACAGCTTCCCCAGTGAATATATTACGCTACTTTAGGTGATAAAGCACCTGTTCCCTCCAAAGTAACAGAGTAAGTAGCATTATCATTATCTGGAGCATTAGCAGTAATACTGGTTATAACCACTTTACCTGTATAACCACCGCCAGCAGTCCAGCCATCAGCAGGCATACCAGTATCACTGTCTGCATTAGTGCATACAGCAAAAGCCACAGTTAATTCTTCCCTGCTTATCCAGCTATTTACTAAAGCATTAAAATCTTCTACGCTATATAAATTATCAGTCGTAAGTGACCAGCTTAATTTGCTGACTGCTTTACTAGTCCACTTACCACCGTCTTTTGATGAAGTTTCCAAAGTGTTTCCTGTTAAGGAAAGCTGGCAACTGGTTGAAAATGCCAATGCTTTATAAGCAGTACCAGCACCAGTCGTATCTTTAAAAATCATCAGGTCATTACCTCTAAGTATTTTGTTTGCCATTTGTGTTTATGTCGAATGTTAAATTCTGAATGAATGTATCTTCTATGTATTCTTCATCTGCACTAATCATTCTTATGTCATTTATTTCTATTCCAAAAAAGTTACCCCTCCTACCTTCTAAAGCCTCTCTTACATAGTCTGCCAGTTCAATGGTATCTATGTAATCTTTAGAAGCTATAACTATATCAACCATAACAGATTCATTAACTGCATAACTGCCTTTCGTATAGTTTGGTGTGATATTGGTTCTTTTATAAATGATAAAAGGAAAAGTGGTGGATTCTTCAACTATCAAAGGATATATCTTAGAACCTACCTTTTCTTTTATCCTGCTATCTTTACTTAATAAGTGGTAGATAGCTTTTCCTATTTGTAAGCTCATTTTTTATTAGCAATCCTCGTTATTGATTCTTCAACCATTTGATTTATATTATCGAAGATGGTACGTTCCGTTTTATCTTTGGCAGTTTTAAAGAAATGTGCAGCTTTCATCCTACCCCTGTTAGCTCCGTTTTTCCTAAGCTGCCTGGTAGTTGTTCCAAGTTCAAAGAACTTTAACCTAAAGTCCCCCATTATATGAACTTTCGCTTCTGTTGCTTTCTTGTCCACTTTCATCTTTACGCCACTGCCTAAAGTTTTGCCGTTCCATCTATTCTTATGATTTATTGCTTTACCTACTACGCTTCTTAGTTGTGTCTTCGTTTCCTTTTGCAGAATTCTTCCAGCTTTCCTTAGTGCATTCTTATACACATTCCTTTGCTGTCTACTATTAAGTTCACTAAACATTCTTAGTACCTGTGAAGCGTCTACAGTTACACCATTATTCATTAATAAGCTCTCCTATGATTTCTGTAGATTGTTTTGCCCTGTCAGAATTGATAGCCAGTATCCTATACTTCTTACCTTGATAGATAATTCTCATTTGCTCGTTTACCTTATGATAGTACCTGATTGTGAATGTTAGCGTATAAGAAGTAAATATTTCATTATTCTGGTTAACTCTGTTACCTGAATTAAACTTAATATTGGCTCTGGTTTGCAGATAGTCCACCCATTCCATAGGAGCAGCCCCAAAATCATTTTTAACTGGTACTGATTCCTGTAGTAGTATTGTTTCTGTCAGTATCCCTGCCCTCATTATATTTGGAATTAATAGCCGTACTGTAATCCAGTTTCACCGCTTGTTCTTACTGCACTGCATAATTCAGGATTCCAACCAGAATATAGTACTGTAGTTATAAATTTCTCTTGTCCAGCAGGTCTTAACTCTACAGTCACTTCGTAATCATTGGTATTTTTAATGAGAAAATAAAATTCTGGTGTGAATTCATTCTCTGTAATATCATCCATTCTACTGACCTGTGTAGATGTTGCCCTACCGTCTCTATTATGTATATAGTCAATCATACCTCTTTGTAGTTTTTATAAAGTGAAATTAGATAGTCAAATGTATATGGAACTTTATTAACGGATGAATAAGATACTGACTCACGATTGGCATATAAATTACCAATCAGTAATAAGATAGCGTGAATAACAGCAGGTGGGGTAAATTCCCCATCTACTGCTAATTCATCCAGTTTCAGATTCAAATTACGTGCTACTGCATCCTCTGCAACATCAATTAGTCCAAGTATATATAAATCATCATCCTTGAAAGAATCATCCAAAAGAAGGTGCTTCTTAGCTTCTTCCAGTTTGACGTACATATTATTTTAAGATAGCTTTTTGGAAAGAACCTGTTCTTCTTGGTTTTGCATCAAAATACGCATTGATAACCAATCTTACTTTACCGTTAGCTGCTTGTGTGTACGGGTCTACTGTCAAGTCAATCCCTCCCCATTGCCCAATAACAAAATCTTCAAAGTGTCCCATTACAACACCTTTACTGGTAACATTGGATGTACAATATACTGGATAACCGTTCACTTCATTTTCTTCCATCAGACAACCAGCACAACCAACACAGGTATGTACACCACCGTCAGTTACATTGTAAAGAGCGTCTTTGGCAGTCGTTTTCAAAATACCTTTTGCAGATGGCGATACAATGAAACATTTGTTTCCTGCTACATTAGCTTCTTCCAGTGCAGTTTCCATATCAACCAGTCTCTTATAAGTAATATCCTTTGTTTCAGGAGTAACGCCATTAAAGATACCGGCAGGCATAGTAGCAGAACCAGCAGCGCTACCCAAGATTGTAGCTTCCAGCTTGTCCGATATAGCATTTACAATATCACGTTTAAGCATCTCTTCTGCACTGGCAGAATCCTGAATTAGGAATTGTTTGGAAACATCCACATAAGCAGTAAGTCTCTTTGGTTCTAGATTCACTTCACTGAAATCACCTGCACCGTCTGTAGCAGCAGCTACTTCACCAGCCCAGCTAACATTGCTTCCAGAATAAGCAGGAATAGAAACATTACCTACCAGTCCAGACAGATAACTTGCACCTGCTTTAACCATTACTAAATTAGCTCTCAATGGTTCTAACAGAGCCAGTTTATCTTCTGCTACAGTTTCCTGTCCTGTACCTTCTACTGTTGCTTGCACATCAGCTCTTTCCTCAATCGGCAATACGATTTGTCCAGAATAACTCTGTCCTGATTTTCTAAATTCTGCAATACCAGCAGATACAACTTCTTGCGCTCTTTCATCCAGTTGTCTGCTATTGGCTACGTCATTAATAGCCTTTAAAAGTGAAAATTTCTCTTTTTTCATAGATATATTATTTGTGTTTATTAGTTTTGTCTCGCTTGCAATCTTTCTTATTTCATTATCTATGTTTTTCAGTTCATCAGCAATAGAATTAAATTCAGCGTGTTCACCTTCATTTAACCGCCTAGTTTCCTTTTCTGCTTTGGAAACTATTTCCTCTGCCCGTTGCTTTAACTGCTCCTTTTTGTCTAACAGCTCTAAAGTGTTCATTATTGTAGTTTGTGTCTTAGCTCCATATAATAGTCAGTCAAATCTTCCTTATCAAATGATTCCAACTTTCTAAGCGCTACACTCGTATCAGGATACGCTTCTTTATAGACAGGCGACACATCAAACAGTTCTTTGAACTTATTGATAGTCCTGATATAAGAACCATTTTCCCTCTTTGTCCAAGTATCGGAATCAATGGTAAAAGCAAAAGATGAAGTAGTAATATCACCTCTCTTTAAACCTTCCAGCAATTCATCTCCCAGATTTGTGCAGGGTGCTTCAAAGCTATATTTAAGACCTGTAGAATCAACTTCCAGTTTTAGGCTGCCTGCACCGTATTTAGAGCGTGCCAGAATACCCCTGTCTTCATTATGATTTAGAAGGCATAAAATATCTGACTGTTGCAGCACTCCTTCCAGTGCTGTAGGTTCTATAATTTCTGTAAACCCTCCTAAATCTCTGGATTCAGAATTGAATACGATTGCATAGCCTTCCACAATTCTGGAATCTTCATTTCTCTTTTCAATTTTGCAATTTCGTGTTTCTTTCATAGTATCGTAGTAATCCCTTATACATATATTACCTTTACCCTAGTATCTCCCAGACAGGGATTATCAGAGCAGTAAACTGTATATTGTTCATTATATCCTGATTCATTGGTGTAATAGAACTTGGCAACTTCCTTGAATCCTCCCTCAAAACCTCCTACGCTAAAGACAGCTTCTCCATAATGTGAAGGATATGCAAAGAAGATATATTCATTCTCATTTGCATTAACCCTGAAATTGGTTTCCATAGATTGCCTTAGCTCTTTAGTCAAAGATTCAAGAAGGTGGGAATTATAAGAAGTAGAAGCAGATACGCCATAATAAATATTATTCATAAACTTAATATCAATGGTTTTAGATTTGATGGTAGTTCCATCATTTACCTTTAATGTGAATGATTTATTGCTGTTGAATGGAGTATCAAATGTGAAAGAACTGCCTGTCACAGGTACATCATTAATAAATTGTTCCGTTGCTGGCTGGCTTAATTTCCAAGTCAAAGTAATACTGTTAATATTGGTTCCTATTTCCTGCACTGGTGCTACATTACTAGTAAAGGAAGTTATATTAATAGCTTCATACAGCAATGAATCCAATGTGTCTTTCACAGTTGTATTGTCATATCCTACATTTTCAGCAAGTAAATCGGAACTTGTTACGAACTTGGAATCATTTATTAAATCAGACGTGAAATTAGGTATTTCACTAGTATCAGCTTTAGCAGCTAGTGCTTTTTCCAGTTCTTTTAATTCCTTATTAATGCCTGTCGAATCAAAATCAGATAAATTTGTAAGTTTGGTTTTATCCTCATTAGTATAATCATTAGTAGATAATCCTTTGCCAGATTCTTTATCAACCTTTTTTGCCAAGTCTACGACATTGGTAAACTGGGCATCATTGGAAAGCTCCGTTGTATATTTGGGAACTTCATCTTTGGAAGCAAAGTTACTATCATTCACTAACTGACTAAGTTTAGTAGGTACACTATTTATATTGACATAATTACAGTCATTTTGCAACTCGCTTAGTTTGGTAGGTAAATCATCTCTGGTGATAAATCCCATATCATTTATCAATTGGCTTAGTTTAACCAGTCTTTCCTTTGATTCAGAACAGCAATATTTAAGACCATCCTTATCTGCTACTATGGTATAAGCCCTAATCATTTTATAGCAGTGACTATCATCATTCTTTATAAATGTACAGATAACATTATAATCTCCCAAAAGCATTTCCTGCTGTTGTTCGGCTGTTACCTCAAACTCAATGCCTTTCACTAAAGTACTGTCATAAAGAACAGTATCCTCTAAATCTTCTTCCCTCTCTTTAAGAACTATATCAACTATTCTGGCATCTGCTACATATTTCTTGGATGGAACTGTAGAATGTTGATACATCACCTTCAAATCAGTAACAGCAGATAAATCTACATAGCCGTTGCAATCCTTTATAGTCCAAGTAAAGCTAAAATCATTCCCCTTAATTATATACCTCATCGTCTTTCTCTGTTTGCTTAGTAACTGCATTATCTAGTGTCTGTACATTCACCTGTACAAATGACTTGTCACCGTTTTCAATAGCTGGTAAATCCAGATTCTTCCTGATTTCATTTGGAGTAATCACACCAATCTGGAACAGCGTATTATAATAACTAGCCAGACTTGCCTTATCTGCTCTAAGGAGAACAGAAGTATCGAAACGCACATCAATATTATTCCTTTCAGAAGGCTTATAAAGTTTGCGTTCAAACTCCAGTTCTATCTTTTCTAATAGTGGTGAAAGTGTATCTGTCAAGAAAGCCAGTTGAGTAGCTTCTACTGTACTATAACTGGATTTGGATAAATCAAAAGCCTTAACTGGTGAGACACCGAAGAACCTGCAAATATCAATCACATTGAACTGTCTAGTCTCTAATAGTTGTGCATCAGACGGATTTACGGTTATAGGCTGAAAAGTCATATTGCCTTCCATCACAGCTACACCGTTAGGAGTACCAGTAATAGAATTAAAAGCACTACTCCAAGCTGTTTTAATGTCCTGTTTCTGTTGTGCCGTCAATGAGGATTCCACTTTGATAATGCCAGCCAGATTAGCACCTCCTTTAAAAAATCCTTCTGCGTGCGCTTCTGAATCAGCTGTTAGCCCTAGTGTATTTCTAGCGTGCTTCAAAGTGCTTATACCTGTAATTCCATCATAGCTGAAATTCAGGATATGAATCATATTGATAGCTTCTACCAGTTGGTTCATCCCTGTAATGTTGTACATCTTTTTTCCGTTTTTGAATGTGACTGATACTGAATCTGATTTTAGAAATATCAGTTCTTTGGCATCACCTTTTTCATCTCTGTTAATAAGAGCATAACCATTACCTGTAAGAAGTACACTGGTAACCAGTGTCTTGATAAAAGTAAATCTGCTCATTTGGTCATTCGGTTCTCTATTCAACAGCCAGTATGTAGGATGCTTGGTAAATTTGGTTTTAAATCCCTCATCATCTACATAATACGGTTCTAACGGTAACTGTGCTACGGAATCACTTATCACGTCTACGCATCTGTAAACAGCAGATAACAGCATAGCTTTTGATTCTGAATACGTAGTAGCTGAATTATAAAATAGAGAATCTGAAAGAAAGTTGTAGCCACGTTCTTCTTGTCTGGCTTCTTTCTTTTTAAATGGATTGATATTGAATTTCATTAAAATGTAAATATTTGGTTTGTGTAGTGTGGTACTTGTAAATACATACCTAAAGCCTGTATCATAGATATAGTTCCATCAATCTTCTTTTTGTCTACTTGTTTGTTAGGTTTGATATTGCCGTTATGGTCTGACTTCAAAGTCACATTCCTAAAGCAATACCTGTTTATTTCGTTATTGTCTATTACAGCCTTACCTGATAATATAAGCCGTTCCATCTCTCTGGTAGGCTTATTGAAGTTAGCTAATGTTTGTGCGTATTCTTCCAGCGGCAATCCTTTCTCTGTTGAATCAATTGCCCACTGTGTAGCATTATACTTATCATATCCTACAGCCTGTATATTAACTACTTCTGAATATTTAAGCATATCAGTAGTTATGTAATCATAATCAGTAACATTACCAGCAGTAACAGTAAGTAAGCCAGCCCTTTTCCATAGCTTATAAAGTTCCTTGTCTGTCTTATCTGTAAGTGCCGATTCAGGAAGATAATAATGAGTTTTAAAATAGTATTTATCACTATCAACGACTAAATAAGATACAGCAGTTAAATCACTGGTAGCAGCTAAATCCACTCCAACATAACAGGGTAATCCTTTGAATTTAGACAGGTCTACAGCTTGTGTACACTTAATAATATTTTCATCAGACAACCAGACTGTAGCACTGTCACACCATTGGTTAAGTGTCTTGGTACGTACTCCCACTTCATCAGAAGGATTATTAATAGCCTGTTGTACTTGCCCTTTGATGTATTTGCTGGTAACGGTTATATTCAAATTAGGTGCAACTTTCATCCAGTTCGTTTCACTTCTCCAATCATCATCAGCATCTAAAGAATAGATGGCAATAAACATTTCATCATCTGACTTTAACTCATTCAGCACTTCTATAGCTACAGTTCTTAATTGGTAACAAGGCAAAGTCTTATCGAATCCAGCAGTAGTAATAGTACATAGATGTGGATTCTCACGCATACCCATACTGGACTTTATTACATCCCTTACCTTACTTGTTTTGGCAGCGTGGTACTCATCCAGCAAACCGAAGCTGGCATTAAATCCATCCAGTTTGCTATCATCAGCAGCAAGTACTTTCAGCTTGCTGTTGGTTGCTTTAAACAGAATATCAGCCCTGTAAGCTGTCAAATATTTGCCTTTGGTATCCAGTCCCTTACTAAACTTGGAACACATATCAAAAGCTATCTTTGCCTGTTCCTTACTGTTTGCTGCCAGCAAGACTTCTGCACCATCTTCACCATCAGCAATTAGATAATACAAACACAGTGCAGCAGCTAAAGCGGTCTTGCCTTGTTTTCTGGATACTTCTATATAGGAACTGGTGAATCTTCTAGTTCCTGTATCCTTCCAGTAAAATCCTAGTATATTGGCTATAATAAACTGTTGCCAGCATTCCAGTATGAAGTTATTGCCAGCGTGCTTGCCTGTATAATGTTTCAAAGTACCAATAAAGCTAATAGCCCTGTCTACTACATCTTCCCTGAATTCCAAATCGTCCCTCAATAAGTCATTCTGGAATCTCTTACAAGCCAGTTTTATTGTATCGCCCGTTATTATTTCATTATTAAGAACCTTACTTGCATACTCATAGTAAAGTTTCATCATCTAACTTCTTTCTTACCAGCAACAATGAACTGTTCCAATGGTGTTGATTCCTCGTCGTCCGTTTTATCCATCTTTGGCAATTTTGTACGTGCTTTGGCTGTCAGTCCAAATTCCAACATAACTTTCATAGCCTGCGTTTGTGCATCCTTTGCTACTTTTACCAATGGATGTGGTGCTATATTACCTCTGTCACTGGTGACTGTTAAGCCATCTATTTCCAACTGTTTGGATGCCTTGATAAATGTGCTGTAATTTCTTGCCAGCATATCTAAGGCAGCATTATCTATATTCTCTAAAACACCTCTATTTTCAAGCTCTGCAAGTACTCCTTGTATGTATTCGGCTGCTTCTTTCTCTATACCTTTGGGAATTGAATATTTCTTCATAGTATTACGTTTTTTATTTTCTAAATAGAAAAGCTAAAAAGGTACTCAACTACACATAAAAAAGCTATAACACAATTAATTAAGAATGTAATACATCCATTTTGACACCCTATTTAATTTTAGTAAATTTGTATAGAATTAAAAATCAAGCACAATGGAAAGAACTTGTAATTATCCGATTGAAATTAAGTTTAAAATAGACTTGAATACAGAACTGCTACTGAATGAGTTATGCGATTTATTAAAAAAAGACAGGTCTAAAATATTAAGATTGATAATCACTGATTTCTTTGACAGGAATCTGGATTTAATAGACAAATATAAAGAGACAGGCAACAAGTTAGATAGGGAAAAACTGGTAGAATCAATACTTAGAGACTTCTATGGTTACAACAGGCAAACAATGAATGATTACCTACGATTTAAAAATGAAAAAGACAATCCCAAGTAAAGAAGTATTAGAACAGTATATATACGACTATGGAATAGATAAAACAACACAGATATTTCACATATCAGCAGAAGAACTAGATAAGAAGATTAACTGGAAACCACAATACGAACAGTACAGCTACAATCCAACAATAGCCAAACCACTATCATCACAACATAAGCAAATTATGGCTATCATAGCTAAACACTACCTAGATTTACTAAAGCAGTACACCAGCTATTATAAAGACACTATTTATATGTCCCAGAATGTAGAAGATTTACTTCATAAAGCCATAATCAAATGTTTGGAAATAGGACTGGATAAAGTAACGGAAGAAGCTGTTCTAGAATTAGTAAGGATACAGTTCAATACAGCTAGAAAATACGCACAACTGCAAAGTTACACTATGAAGAAAAAGATACTTCCACTGGAAATAGCTACGGAAGATGGAGAATATATAATACCTACAGAATACTACAATAATGCCTTATTTAAAGAAAGCGAAGAAACAGCATAATCCATCGAATAACAGGATAGAAAGACAGAAGATTTATAACACTAACAGATGGAAACAATTAAGGCTAGCTAAGTTAATAGCCAGCCCGTTATGTGAAGTATGCTTAAAACAAGGAAAAGTCACACCTGCTATAGATGTACACCATATAGATAGTTTTATGAACTATACAAATAGTTTAAGAATCGAGAAAGCATACAATTACAATAACTTAATGTCTATATGTAAAGAATGTCATACAAAAGTGCATCATCCTTAATATTAGGCACTGTCCACTATTTTGTAACTATAGATATATTTTTTTCCATATTGGAATCTACATCTATTATTGAATGTACAATCATAGGAGAAGTTATACGTAAATAACCTTGTATTTCACATTTTCGTATACTTAGCATATTAATACTTTTAATACTATCAACATCAGAGTTAGCAATAAAACAATCATCCATAAGCAATTCTCCCAATTCCATACAATGATTAGAAAAACCACATCCCCAGATACCTGAACACATCATTCCTAACTTAGACACATTCAAAAAACGAGTACTTTGTAAACAGCATTCATTAAAGATACTATCAATAATACCATCAATATAAACATTTTCAAAAACACAGTTCTCAAAAACCTTGTTATTGATATTCTTAATCAATACATTTTTAATAGTCAAAGACTTAAAAATAATCCTCTGCGTGCACAAGGCATCACTAAAGATTGATTCAAATATTAATTTAATCTTTTTGTCATTAAAATCAGGTTCTCTTGTTTGTGATAAAATATCAAGAAAAACATTCGCAACTATAGGAGCATATCTTTCATCTTCTTTAGCTAGTTGATTAAGAATATACACACCTCCAATAGCAATACCAGCATTATCACTATTTAAACAACTAATAGCATCACCAAAACGCTTATCATTACTACTTTTATCAGCAATATTATTTTGTCTAATCTGTTCACTTATTTTCTTATTATTAAGATATAGACCATAGATAACACAAGTGCCACCAATTATACTTAGATAAGTAGTTAAGACTTTTCCTTTAGCTTCTGGATTATCTTTTCCATATAAAGCAGCAGATATACTATCAGAAGTACATAATAATATTCCACCCGCTATTACTGCAATAGCCAATAGAACATATTCAAATTTCTTAGATGCAATGAAAGTACTCCAATTCTTCTTACTTTTCATAATGTCAATTATTGAGTTTAGAAGCAAATATAAATATAATAAAACAATAAACATCAGACCTTACCAATGAAAATTAAATTAAACATCCAATACATTCAGAATCTTACTAATAATGAAGCATTCACCTATTTCTGTACACTAGTAACAATAGCCAATAATCCAGATGCAACAATTAAAGATGTAATACGTACCTGTGGTATAGGAGAAACTACCGTATTCAAGCATTTAAAGAAATTTGACGAGCTAGGATACTTAGTAATAGATAGAACTGGAACATATAACACATACAGATACACAGAACCTGATAGACTATATATAACCATAGATTCAGACCTGCTTAACATTAATGGTAATAAGAACCAATTAGGAGCACTTATACGGCTTAAATCATACACCAGAATTGGTACTAATATTGTAGACCTCTCACTTAATCGGATAGTCCACGAAGTAAGCATACAGCACGATAGCATATACTTTGCTCTTGAAAACAGGATACTGGAAAGAAACGATAAAAAAACATACTTCACCTTCATTCATCCAGCATTCACACATATCTGGTAGACAAATACAGAGCTTAGAATCATCCATATATTATTTTTCAAATTTGTGAAACTTTTTCTTTTTCAAGTCAAGAAGTTTTACTATCTTTGTATCAGCAAATTAGAAGAAGCAGCTACTATCATAAATGCTTCTATTGTTGTGAAATCTCTGACAAAAATATGGAACTGGTGAATAATAGTAGCTAGTTCCTTCTTTTCGATTCATTTTTCATAATTCATATAATCCCTTTGGGATTCCATTGTTAAAAATGCAGCTTTCCTCTGCATTTTCTTAAATTAGTAAATTGAAACATCAAATAATAGGCGTAGTGATACGCTTATTATTTTATTCCAATCCTTACCAAAATTAGCAAATGCTACCTTATACCATACTAAAAAAGTAAGGAACTCAAGACCAAAGTTTTTAACCAGATTAGCTTCTAAATTCAGATTTACTACTATTCAGATTACTTACTACCTAAATTTAATATGTAAAAACCTATGAAAACCTTAAAAATAAATTCAACTAATGGCTATTTAGACTTACCTGATTTACCACATAATTGTATCTTTAATAAAGTAGTTACTGGCTGTGGTGGTACTACAGTAGTACTCTTTAATGATGAATCCTATATCATTGCAGTACCTACTACAGAGCTTATCGTAAATAAGACGGGCTTAACAGAATCTGGTCTTACTACTATTACCTCCTATGATGGCAAAGAACAGTCTGTATTTGGATTATTTGGTACTTTTACTTACCAAGCCAAAAAAGAACTAAAGAAATATGCTTCCAAGACTGGAATAAAAAAGATAATGTGCACTTATGATAAGATGGAATATTTGGAGCAGTACCTAAATCCCAACGATTTCAGACTGTTGATAGATGAATACCACATATTGCTAAAAGCATACAGTTATAGACAGAAAGCTGTTGACGGTGTACTAGACTGTTTTAGAAAGTACAAATCATTCTGTTTTATGTCTGCTACTCCAATCAGTGCAGATTTCACACCGTCCATCCTTTCAGATGTGGAACTAGTAGAAGCCCAGTGGGACAATACAGATACGTTAATAGTAAAATTAGACCAGACTAATCATCCCTATGTAAAGGCAGCCAATTATATTAACGCTTATAAGAAAGATGGCTATCTGGAAATAAACGGTAATAAAAGTACGGAAGCATACTTCTTTATAAATTCGGTTACTGATATAGCTTCTATCTTAGAATATTGTCAACTTAGTAATGATGAAGTAAAGATTGTATGTGCAGATAATCCATCAAACAGAAATAAATTAGCAGGATATACTATCAGCAACAGTAGAAGCGCCAATAAACCATTTACTTTCATTACTTCCAAATCATTTGAAGGTGCTGATTATTTTAGTGAAACAGGTATGTGCTTCGTGGTTAGTAATTCCAATAACACTAATACTTTACTAGATATATCCACTGACATTTATCAAATAGCTGGTAGAATCAGAACTGAAAGTAATCCATTTAGAAACATAATGGTACATATCTTTAATAGCGTGGGAAAAAGAAAGCTAAACCTAGATATTACCTACGAAGAAATGGTACAAAGAATGAATGATGAAATAGAAGGTGCAAACGAATTAATTGCTGCTATCAACAATAGTAGCAAGAAAGCTAAAAGTATGGCTGAAAAAATACTTAACAGTGCCTATGCAGTGTGTGATAAAGAAGGCAACTACTTCCTTAATGATATGCTGGTAAAGTTAGACCTGTATAATTTCAAATTGGAAAAGGTTATCTATAATGATGGTATCGCTTTAAGAAAGGAACACAATGCAAACGGAAATATGACTACTGAATTAGAATATGAAAGACTAAACGAAACTATGAATAAAGTAGGAAAGAAATTATCTTTTAAAGATGCTTTTCTTAGATATGTAGAATTATTACAGAATCTGGTTATTACTCCTGAAACAGACGAAATAGTTAGAGTACAACCATTAGTAGTACCCGCTTATCATAAATTAGGAACTGATAAAGTTAGAAGTTTGCGATACATCAAAACAGCTATAGAGAAAGCTCTTATTAGTCTAGAATCAGATAAGAACAGAGATACAAAGATAGTACAAATACTTAGCAAGCAGATAAAGACTGGATTCTTTAGTAATGCTGATATCAAGAGCTGGATTAGAGAAGCTTATGATATACTAGGTATTACCGATAAAGTCAAAGCTACAGACCTTGATAGATGGTTTGATTGTAAACCTGTCGCTAGATGGATTGACAGTAAAACAGTCAAAGGATATGAGATTTACAGACCAAAGATAGTATTCAAGTAAAGATACACCAAAACAACATTCAATAAAATAAACAATTATGATTTATATTACACTTATTGCAGCAGCACTATTATCAATTTACTTAGTAAGATTCACAGTAAAAGAGATTAAACAACATATCACGAAAGAAGCAGATAGGATTATTGATACAAGACAATAAATATATTAACCCAATTAGCCTGTGATGAGAATGAAAAGTGGCTAATGTTTATGAATATGTAATATAGAAACAGGCTAGTAATCAAATTACTAGCAAATGGATAACTTTTTAGCAATGGAACGTAAAGGAAGGGACTTATTCAAGTCATTATTAGAAGATGGAAATATAACCAAATACAAAGAATCTACTGGCAGATATAATCCCGTAGATTTCTATTTAATACACAATGGAAATAAGATAGTAGCTGAAATAAAATGTAGGGATATACGGTACGTTAATTATCCCACTCATTTAATGGAAACTGAAAAACTAAAAAGCCTACTGGCTGTTAAAGATACTCACGATTGTAAAACAGCTTGGTACGTCAACTTCTTTGGCGAAGATATATGCTTTATATATAATGCAGACAAAGTAAAGAACCTACGTTCTGAAACAGCGTATTGCAATTACACTACAGCCAACTATAATTATTATAAAACAGTCAAAGGTGTTATTATGATACCTACCAATCTGGCTGGCATCTTTATTAGAGAAAATGGCAGATGGAGAAACGGTAGTCTGAAAGATATTACTACCTTTGTTGCCTAACCAATTAATAATGATACTATGCAAAAAGAAAGATTAGAAGAAATGAAAAAGGAGCTAGAAATTTACTTGCAAAAATTTCCAGACCCTGAATCAGGTAGTCTTATAATATTGGACAATTTTAAAGAATACATCTTAAATTCTGACGATAAAGACATCTTAGATTACATTTTTGAGAAATCAGGTTCTGCCAACAGGAATTTTTATTTACAGGAGCTCCTTTCTCCAAGGTATTTTTCGGACGAAATTCGTAAACTTATAAATGACATAAACAAAGACCTACAAGGTGTTTAAAGTCTTAAATTAAGCCCACTTTGATACAAGTCAAGGTGGGCTTTTATATTTTAAAAACCATTTTCTTCCTCTAGTTTTCCAAGACTATATTCTTGATACCAAAAGCCATCTATTTCATCTCTATCCATCACTTCTTTTATGCGTTCTGAAAGCCCCAGTTCAATTACTTTTTGCTGAAACACTTGATATAACGTAAAGTCAAAACACCTCCTAGCAATATCCCAGATAATACCATCCAATTTATCAATCCTTGTAAATAATGTAGATTTATCAAATCCTGCTAAAAATTTCTTAGGCTTATCAGTTCTCTTCGTATCCTTTATGACATTAATAGCCTCTTTTAGCTCTGTTAAATCATAGATATCAATACCCTTGTTCTGTAATTCATCCAGCCTTAACAAACTATCTTCTGCAAATAAGTAATCTAGCACATCAATTTTAGACTTAGTGACAGGTTGATTAGTTTGTTTCTCTTTAGACTCCTCTTTCCTAGCTTCTCCATCCAAAATAACATTAGCTGCATCCTCTGAACTTAGTTTTGCATATTTCTTAAACGAAGCTTCTGTTTTATGCCCTGTTATTTTCATTAAAATATGACCATCATAGCCACATTTCAGCATATTACTAATGAACGAACGTCTTCCTGTATGTGTACCTATCAATTCATACTTATAATAAGTAGTATTAGTTATTTTTGAACCTCTATCTTCTGTTACAATATGCTTATCGGTTATACCAGCTTTTTGTCCTGCTTCCTTTATATATTTCAACATAGTATTTTCACGTATTTTAGGTACTTGAAAATTATATTTCTCCAATATTTCTAAAGTTACAGGAAGTAATGGAATGGAAATCTTATGCGTTCTTTTCTTTTGAACTATTTCCAATATTTTTCCATTATTAAAATCCTTAACAATACCATCATTTAACAGTTGTATATCACTAAACCTTTGTCCTGTCCAACATTGCAGAACAAAAACATCTCTAGCTTTTTCCTCCAAACCTTCAAGTTTTAAAGCATACATTCTGTCTATTTCTTCTTTTGTCAAATATATTTCATTATCATCTCCTTCTCTACTTTTAGGTTTCTTATATTGATTCAACTTTGCAGCAGAAGTGTCTATTAAACCATACGGTTCTGCTCTCTTAATAATTGAAATTAAAGCAGTTATTTTATTACCAACAGTACTCGTTTTAGTACTCTTGTCCTTACTGACCTTTCTATTAAACAGATAAGTTTCATAATCTTTGATTAAAGCCAAATTTATATCTGCAAATGTTATGTCGTCCCTACCTGTTGCTTCTAAGAATTCTTCAAATACCTTTAGATGTCCCAAATAAATAGCTAATGTATTCCTTTGCCCATCTGATTTTATCGTTTTATCTTGGCTAATAGCTCTACGAAGCCACTGAACAGGCTTCTGCAATTCTTGTTGTTTCATAAATTCATCTTTGTAAATATATTTCCTTAAAAGATATAAACTGTTATCTATCTCATTCGGATTATCGCAAATATAACGTTTGAATTCCAAGAAACCAGATTTCAATTCACTTATTTTTTCGTTCACTATTGAATTATTTACATTATCCAATTCGGTTAGTCTTGGGCTTACATAAGCTTCTTGCTTTTTAATATTCCATTGGTTAGGATATACCCGAACTCCAGTCGATAACTTTACCTGTTTTTTATCTATCCGACATACTAGATAAATATTCGTTGGTTTGTCACTATTTGGCTTCCGTAAATTAAAACTAGCCCTAACTTCATTGAAAAAAATCTGCCCTATCATAATCGGTTCTTTAATTTGGTTCTTTTTTATTGTTCTTCATTT